GCTAATTTTCAAGTAAATTTTAGAGATGGTTCAACAGCTTATGATGCAACTAAAACTACAACATATATAAAAGTTAGACATGGAGAAGATGCTAGTGTAGCTAGTATTGTTTATGATGATGGAAACGATTTAGCACAATCAACAGGAGTGCAAATATTAGTAGAAAATCCTGGTGCGGATAATGATCAAGCCTTATCTGGAACTTTACATTTATTTAATCCTAGTAGTACAACTTTTGTAAAACATTTTATAAGTGATTTTAATGCCACTAGTGGTGATGATAAAAGTGATCATATTTTAGTTGCTGGATATTGTAATGTAACAGCCGCAATAGATGGTGTTCAATTTAGTTTTGCATCTGGAAATATAGACTCAGGAACAATTAAACTATACGGAGTATCCTAGTGGCCTTAACAAAATATAATTTTAATAGTTTTGATGTAACAAGTGCGGCCAGTAAAGCCCTAGGGTTTAATTCAAGTGCCAATGGGTTTACAACTATTAATCCTGGTAGCATGACACTTATTAAAACTTTAACAGCTAGTTCTGATTCTACCTTATCATTTGTTGATGGTAGTTCTGATGTAGTATTGGATTCTACCTACCCTGTTTATTTATTTAAATTTATTAATCTTCATGCTGGTAGTGACGATGTTTTTATAACTTTTAATGGTAGAGATGGTGGATCATCTTATGATGCTACAAAAACTACAACATCTTTTTCTGCTTATCACAATGAGGCAGGAAATGATACTAGTTTAGGATATAGAGCAGGTTCAGATTTAGCACAAGGAACTGGTTTTCAAAGACTTTCAACAGACAGTGTTGGGGTTGGAAATGATGAGGCTTCAAGTGGTGAGCTTTTTCTTTTTAATCCGTCATCAACTACTTTTATAAAACATTTTATGGCAAGAAGTAGTATTTATCATGATAGTGATTATGTTTTTGATTCTTTCATAGCAGGATATTTTAATGTAACAGCTGCAATAGACGCAATACAATTTAAAATGAGTTCAGGAAACATAGATGCTGGTACAATAAAACTTTATGGAATTAAGGATAGTTAATGGCTCTTAATAAATTAAAATATAATAGTCTTAATATAACCCCTGCAGCTAATAAAGCAATTGGTTTTGATTCTGATGCTGATGCACTAGAGGCTACCCTTAGTGGTGGTGCTATAACTTTTATTAAAAAGTTAACAGCTAGTTCTAGTAGCACGTTGTCTTTTGTTGATGGGTCTAGCGATGTGGTTTTAGATAATACTTACAAAGAGTATATTTTTATTTATAACAATATACATGGAGCTACAGATGATGAAAGTATTTTATTTAATTTATCTGCAGATAGTGGCAGTAATTATAATGTTACTAAGACTTCAACTTGTTTTGAAGCATATAATTTTGAAAACGATTCAGCCAGAGCTCTTAGTTATGTAGGGGGTAGAGATTTAGCACAAGGAACAGGATTTCAAATACTATCATCTGACGTTGGAGCTGATAATGACCAATGTGTTTGTGGAATTTTACATCTATTTAATCCATCCTCTACGACTTTTGTAAAACATTACATAGCTACAACTGTTGATGTTAATGCAGGAAATGCTGCTGTTGTTAATTATGTTGCAGGTTATGCAAATACAACATCTGCAGTAGATGCTGTGCAGTTTAAAATGGATAGTGGCAACATAGATGCAGGAACTATAACCTTGTATGGAATAAATTAATATGATAAATAATCAAAAAGGAGAACACGAATGTACATAGGGAAGACCCCCACAGTAGGCAATTTTCAGGTCTGTGATGCGATATCAGTCGTAAACGGACAGGCAGCCTATACTTTACAAGTAGGGGGTGTAAATGTCGCCCCAGAATCAGCTAATCATATGCTGGTCAGTTTAAATGGTATCCTACAAAAACCAGGATCATCCTTTACAATCTCAGGTAGTACGATGACCTTCGCCTCGAATCTGGCGACAGGTGATGTAATTGACTTCGTTCAAATATTAGGTAACGTGCTCGATATCGGGACACCTTCAGACTCGACTGTGACTAGTGCTAAATTAGTCTACCCTTTAACAACTTTTAGTTCTACAGGAATTGATGACAACGCTTCAGCAAATTCAATTACTATTGATACTAATGGTCATGTAACAATGCCTTTACAATCAGCTGTTCATGCTTATCCAAGCTCTGCTCAAAATGACATGGCTACAGGAATAGTTACTATTGTGCTTGGTGCTGAAATTTATGATGTTAATTCAGATTTTGATACCTCTAGTAGTACCTTTACTGCACCCGTTACAGGAAAATATCAAGTCAATGCATCTGTGACTATAAAAGATCTTGATACAGCATATCACTGGATGTATGGAGTTCTTTTAGTTGCTTCTAATAGAAATTATTATATGCAATCAATTCAACCTAGATACGAAGTAACACAAGATTATTCAGACTATGGCAGAGCATTTAATGCATCAACTTTAGTTGATATGGATGCAAACGATACTTTACTATTAAAAGTTCGTACTTCATCTCATGGATCAGCACAACATGATGTTGTTGTAGGATCAGCATCATCTACTGAAACTTTTTTAACAGTACATTTAGCGTGTTAGAATAATGAAACAATTAATCTTAAAGGAGGTATAACATGGCAAATCACACAAAAGCAATAACACTAACTGATCTACAGCAAAAGATATTATCTAATGATCTATATAACGACACAGATAATGCTGGTCTAGATGCTTGGATTCAAGCAGCAGTTGATGGTAAAATTAACAACTGTTGGAAGCGTATGCAAAATGAATGGACTACTAAGTTGATGAATGATAGTTCTTTCACAGATGCTATTCCATCTAATCAATCAGATTTTGTAGCGTTAGTTACAGCTAGATCAGATTATAAAAATAGAAAACAAAGAGACGATAGCTAGGATAGGTAACCCATGTCAATCAATGTATGCAATGACAGATCCATGGCATCCATTACCAGTCTCCCTTCAGGGGTCTCTGGTGGTAGCTTAGTATTATTAGAAACACAAACTGCTAGCTCTAGTTCTACTATAAGTTTTACTAGTAATATAGATTCTACTTACAAAGAGTATATTTTTAAATTTATAGATGTTCACCCAGCAACTAATAATGTTACGTTTCAAGTAAATTTTAGAGATGGTAGCACAGCTTATGACGCTACAAAAACTACAACATATTTTAGAGCTATACATGCTGAAGCTGATGATACAGGTTCATCTGATTATTTAAAATATTCAGGAGGAAATGATCTTGCTCAAAGCACAGGAGTGCAAAATTTATCTGAAGGTATAGGTAATGGTAATGATGAAAGTATGAGTGGTATGCTACATTTATTTGATCCATCTAATACAACTTTTGTAAAACATTTTATAAGCACATTTAATTGCTATCAATCAGAAAATATAACAATACAATCATTTGTTTCGGGTTATTGTAATGTTACAGCTGCTATTGATGGAGTACAATTTTCAATGTCTTCTGGAAACATAGATGCTGGCACTATAAAACTATATGGAGTTTCGTAATGTCAATTGTAACTTATAACAATAGAAGCATTGCAAATATTTCAGCTATACCTGGGGCAGCTAAATCACTAACACATATTAAAACTTTAACTGCTAGTAGTAGTTCTACATTATCTTTTGTAGATGGTAGTAGTGATGTAGTGTTAGATTCTACTTATCCTATTTATTTATTTAAGTTTATTAATATACACCCAGCAACTAATGATGTTAGTTTGGTATTTAATTTAAGTGCAGATACTGGTAGTAACTATAACGTTGCAAAAACTACAACATTTTTTAGGGCAAGACATAAAGAAGATGATTCAGCCACTGCTCTTGAATATAGAACTAGTCAAGATTTAGCACAAGGAACTGGCACTCAACAATTAGCAGGTAGTGGTAATGATAATGATCAAGCAATATCTGGTACATTAACATTATTTAATCCTTCCTCTACAACATTTGTAAAACACTTTATAGCAACTAATAATGCTTGTGATGAAGGAAATGGAACTAGAAATAACTTTATAGCTGGATATGGAAATACTACATCAGCTATAGATGCTGTGCAATTTTCATTTGCTAGTGGCAACATAGATGCTGGCACTATAAAACTCTACGGACTAAAGGATTCATAATGAGCATAGTTACACTTAATGATAGAGGGGTTAGATCGGTTACAGCCTTTGGGTCAATCAATACTGGTAACATGATCTTTATTAAAAAATTGACTGCTAGTTCTAGTTCTACTTTAAGTTTTGTTAATGGGGCATCTAGTGTTGTATTAGACTCTACTTATAAAGAATACTTATTTACATTTAAAGATATACATCCATCAGAACAAGCTATAGGGCCAAAATTTCAAGCTAGCACAGATGGTGGTAGTAGTTACGGAGTTAATATTACATCATCATATTTTAGAACATCACATGATGAAAGTGGATCATCTGCTGATGTAGCATATCAAGCTTCACAAGATTTAGCACAAAGCACAAATTTTCAAAGTATAGGTCAATTAATTGGGGCTGACAATGACCAAACAGCAAGTGGATTTTTACACATCTTTAATCCATCATCTACAACTTTTGTAAAACATTTTCTTGCAAGAGTAAATGTTGCTCATCAAGCAGATAAAACTAGAGATGTTTTCACAGCAGGATATTTAAATACAACATCAGCCATAAATGCCATACAATTTAAAATGGAAAGTGGCAACATAGACGCTGGAGATATTTGCCTATACGGAATTAATTAAGGAGAAAAACACAATGCCAAGATATCATAATATAAACGGTAACAAAGTACAGTTTACAGCTGAAGAAGAAACAGCTAGAGACGCTGAAGAGAAAGCATGGGCAGATGCAGCCCCTGCTAGAGCTTTAGCTAATCTTAGAGAAAAAAGAAATAGACTTCTTGCTGAGACTGATTACTTAGCTTTATCTGACAATACTCTATCTGATGATATGAAAACATATCGTAAAGATCTTAGAGACTTGCCTGCAGGTAAAGATACTGTTGCTAAATGTGAAAACGCTACGTGGCCAACTAAACCATAATAATGGCTAAGAAGTTTAAGGCATACGTTGAAAGACCTAAGCCTAAGAAACGACCACGGGTACACAAAAAATCAAAAAACAAAGACGAGAAAAGATCGTACAAAAAATATAATAGACAGGGGAGATAATGGTAACAACACCAGATGATACAGCCTTACAGAAAGGTACATTAACACCTGCTCAAACAGAACAAACAGGCAGTGCTAAAGCTGTAAGTTTGATTGAAAGTTTAGCAGCAGGTACACCTAGTTTACCTACAGGTACAACTATATCGCCACAACTACAAAATGTGGCAACTACAGAATTAATGGCAACTCC